CGGATCGGGACGGGACGCCTCGGCCTGCTGCAAGCTCACGATGGCGTCTGCAAGCTGCTGGATGTTTTCCGGCCGGAGCAGCAGATTGGAAGTGGACTCCACTACGAGCTTTTCCAGCACATCCTTCGGCATATTTTTCCGGGTACAGGGGCGGCCAAGGCTGCGGCCCGGGCAGGAATAGTAATGATAGACGCGGCCAGAGGGGTTGTGGCCGCAGATGCCCTTCATCAGGCAGCCGCATTCGCCGCAGTACAGCTTGCCGGAGAGGATATAGTCTGCCTTGGCTGAGTGGGGAGCACGGCTCTGACGGTTGAGTTTGATCATTTTTTGTGTCCTTTCCCACAGGTCGTCGTCGATGATGGGCGGGATAGCGCCCTCGATGCGGACGTCAAATTTCTTGCTGACGTATACGCCGCGATACCTCTCGTCGCGGATGATGCGGCTGATGCTGCTCTTATCAAAAGGATTGCCCCGGACGGTGCGAAGGCCCATGCCATTGAGCCGTCTTATGATGGAGGCGATGCTGAGGCCGCTTGCGTACAGCTCAAAGATAAGGCGCACCGTATCCGCACCCGCCGGATCTATGACGTAGTGCTTGGTGCTGTCTACCGTCAGACCCAGAGGGGGAGTCCGGCCCAGAGTCTGGCCTTTGAGGGCTGACTCCCGCATCCCCCGGCGGGCCTTCTCGGCCAACTCGGCGGAGTAATACTCGGCCAGAGCCTCCATCAGGCCCTCGATGATGATGCCCTCGGCGCCCTCGATGTTGCTCTCGGCGGCATAGATGACGCTGACACCATTGTCACGCAGCTGCTTTTTGTACACGGCGCTGTCGTACCGGTTGCGGGCAAAGCGGTCGGTCTTCCAGCAGATGACCAAGTCAAAGGTGCGCTTTGCGCTGTCATCGATCATCTGCCGGAACTGGGCGCGGTCGTCTGTTTTGCCGCTGATATGGCGGTCCACATACTCGCGCAGGATGGTCATGCCATGGGCGCGGGCGTAGGCCTCGCAGTCCCGGCGCTGGCCCTCGATGGACTGCTCTGTCTGGCGGCTGCCGCCAGAGTAGCGGTAGTAGGCGACAAGGCGGGGCTGTGTGCTCTCTTTTTTTCTGGCCACAAAAACTCCTTTCCGACTCGCTTGCCGATGCACATGAGGTATGGTATACTGGATGTGTCAGCAGGCGAAGAGTCATTGACTGTGTTGTTTTTCTCCGACATGCACCCCATGCGCGCCCCGGCAGCTTTTATCGTACAAGGCTGCCGGGATCTTTTTTTTTTTTGCACAAACGCCCCCGCTGGTGGAAACACTGGCGGGGGCGTTAGGTTTATGAATCGGCGCGCAGGAGGTCGGCGGGTCTGATGTGCAGGATGTCGCAGAGTGCAAAGAGATTATCGATTTTGGGCTGGCCTGCGCCTCGCTCATAATAGCTGATCGTGCCGATGGTGACACCAAGCTTCTCCGCAAGCTCCAGCTGCGTCAGCCCGGCGGCCTGCCGTGCCTCCCGGATGATACGGGCGGATTCGGGGTGGGGGCGGGTGGACATAAATAAGCACCTCGATTCAAAATAATAAAAACGACCCCGCCATGGTGCGCATCATTGAGAGGCGTGGCGGGGTCTTTGTCATGACCCGCCATGATACGCTTGAATGCTTTCGCACTCAGAGGCTTAGCGGGTTCTGTTGCTTGTAGACAACACTTTTTTAATTCCCCAATTCACGCAGGGTGGGGTTAACCTGTAAGTTCATTATACAGGTTAGCCGAGAAAAAATCAATGGGCAGATAACGTATCAAGGGAGTCAACGACGCCTTCTAAGACCGTACGCAGAATCTTTTCATCCCGGTGTCCGTCAATAATTTCTCCATTTTTACTGACAATGGTTCTGTCCAAATCGGTTATATCTCGCAGATTTTTATTGCGGGTGCCGTTTCCGGCAACATAGAGGTCATACATTACGAGGATTTTTAGCTTCATGTCATATGTAAGAGCGAAATCATAATCTTTATAGATGCCCACAAAACGCACTTTGATTTCGTCATTTATATGTTCGGCCAAATCATTCATAAAAGGAACGAGTTCTTTTTTCATCGGCAAGCTAAATGATTCTAGAACAATCCCTTCGGAAACAGTAGAATCAGTCTGTCCGTTTGAAAAATTATATCGATTGTCACCGATTTTAACGATCACACTATTAAAACCAGACGCAAAAGATCCTGTACGATTGAAGTCGAGATAATAAAAATCATAAGTATCGTTGAGGTATAGGCTGGAAGAAGCGCTTAATCGCGAATCATCATCAGAAACAATATAAGTGCCGCCTTCTTCTATGGTGCCAAACCGGGGAAATGCAAAAGTCCAACCGGTCATATCATCGGTCACAACTCCTACATAATCCTTCCCATCAAAGACGCTCATGTCGAACTTCTTTGTGGCGAATGCCGGAAGAGAGGTGGAAACCATGATAGTCGCCGCAAGGGCAAATGAAATTAGCCGCTTTCGCATCTGTGATTCCTCCATATACAAACCGGCCGCTTTGGCACAGCCAGAGCGGTTATTTTTTATGCTTCCTTTGCGCCCAAGCCAGACGCAGGATGTTTTTTATAACGCCCGGTGAGGACGAGGTCTTCGACGTACTCCACCGCCTTGATCTGGCCTTCCTCGTTGAGCTGATCGAAGCTGTCCAGCAGCTTTGCCTGAGTGGGGGTGAGTTGAGGCTTACCGTTTGCGGTATCGTCGGACAGGTCGTCGAGAGTATAGCCCATGCAGTGAACCACGGCGGAAACAGTGGACAACTGGGGGTCTTTTGTCTGACCAGCAAAGAGCTTGTTCAGAGTGCCTTTAGGTACACCAGAGGCGCAAGAGATTTCTTCAATCGTCATGCTACTGCTCTTTTTCAATCGATTTAGATTTTCAAGCCACACGGGAATTTTCTCCTTTCGTAGTATGGCTCCATTATAGATAATAGAACCCAGCAAGTCAATAATGAATTACCGAATTGTATAAAAAATTTCAGGGGCGGTATTGATGATTACCGCTTAAGGATGCAAAATCAAAGTGTGGCTTACCACATACGGTAAAATAGAAACGAGTGAAAGGAGCGTAAGTGATGGACAATTTGAAAGCTGAGATGCAACGGAACGGCCTGACGGTATAGGACATTATGAGCACGATTGGATGTTCAGAGAAAACTGCCCGAAACAAAATCAATGGAGAAACTGATTTTACATACCCGGAAGTTGAAAAAGTTCGGAACGTGCTTTTCCCGGGGCTGAGGATGGAATATCTCTTTTGCCAGCATCGCAGTTGACCGCTGCCCCGCCGAAGCGTGCGTGAGGGAGGAGGAAGGTCGATGGTAAACGAAGAAGCTCTGTGCATCGCAGTCAGCATATTGGCAGCGGCGCTCAGTACAGCAGGAACCGGACTATTTGTGGTAGGAATCGAGAAAGACAACGATGTTCTTCAGGACATTGGGGCCGGACTTGAAACGCTGGCAATTATTTTAGCGGTGTGGGGTGCATTGTCGTGCTTAACTCTTCTTGCATCGCGTGCATAGCGGCGATCTGAGCGCGAACAAATTCATCGGACAGCCCTTTGGAATCCGGATCTGACATGGAAAGAATCATGCTTTTTCCGTAAGTGCTCAGAGCGTCCTGCGTTTTGGGACTGGAAAAAAGGACGGCATAGGAGCAATCGGCGTTCATCCGCAGCGTATTTTCTGCGGAAGGGTCTGCCATATACTCGGATGCCGTGCTGAGAAATGCCCGATAAGCTTCCGTTTTGGCATGGAAGAAGAGCTTTTCGGATTCCAGATCGTGAGTGGCCTGCACGGTGTACTTGGTCAAGCGATATGTGGAGTACAGGTTAACGGCAGAAAAGCAATGAACCGTTACATGATCGTGATCCCGGCGAAGAACCGGAGTTTTCTGCTCAAGTGCGACGAGGGGGACGGCGCGAAGCTGGAGACCCTGCAGAAGCTGGTGAGCGGATATGTGGAGACCGTGCCGTCGGCGCTGGACGCCACCTGGGCGCGGGAAGAGGCTGACCGGCTGGTGCTGCTGGTGGATGAGGAAGGGCGTCTGAAGTGCAAGGCGGCGAACCAGAAGGCCACGCAGCTTGCCCCGGCGGACGTTACGGCGAACGGTATTTTTATAAGTTTGCCGCTGACGTCAAGGGCTGGATGGGGAAAACAAAATATTTAGCTAATGGGACGACGTTCAGCACCTCAATCTTCACACTTTCAGCAAGCGAAAGCGTGTACGGGTTATCTTCAAGACCCGAAGGAACTTTGCTCTCCGATAAAGCCCGGACAAGACTGGAAAATATTTTTACTGATTTCGGGACAAACATATGGACAAGAACCCAGAGCAATATTACGTCTTATCACCACGACTCTTCTGATAATGATTATTATTATGACGGAGTTGCGCTCAGCGGCGTAAGCAGAAATGATTGGGGCCGTTTTAGTACCACATATGGGCATACGCAAAGCTGGGGCTACCTTCCCTGTTTCACCCTGCCGGAGACGCTGTACATCGACAAGGACGGCTTCGCCACGGAAAACCAGCCGCCGGAAGTGACTTCCGATGCAGGCGAGAGCGGCGTGGCGCTGGGCGAGAAGAACGAGCCGTTTACTCTGGCCTACACCGTGACCGACGGCGACGGAGACCCCATGCGCATCGTCGAAAAGGCGAACGGTGTGGAGCTGGCCGTCCGCGAGAATGTGTCCTCAGACACTGAACTCACGGTACAGTGCCTGAGCGAGAAAGCCCTGTTCCAGCAGATCCTCAACGGAGAAAACACATTGGTACTGGAAGCGGACGACGGCAAGACCTCGACAGACTGGACCGCTACCTTTACCAAAAATGTGACAAGTGCCGTCCTCTCGCTGGCCCAGCCGCTGACGGCGGACGACACTATCACGGTGGCTGCGCTGACGCTCG